TTTGTTATATAACCCTCGTTTCTATGTAACCATAAATAAACATCATAAATTTGTGTACTATCTAAAAACCCTGTTATATTAATTTGTGGATACGTTCTATTTATAGCTTGTATTATTGCTCTTACTCGTATTGCAGGTTTAACATCAACCCACTCTAAACTAGTTCCTGTTGCATTATCTTTATACCCACTATTACTAAACCTCATATTTTTACTATGGTGTATATTAGGCACTTTAATATCTGAGCTATTTAAAACACCACTAGCTTCTAGGTATGTATCATCTCTAGTAATCATATCTAGTATATTAGCTTGACTATATTCAAACTCTGATATATCGCCATAATCTAAACTAGACAGTTTACTATCTCCTAGTATTTCTTTTAAGTCTACTGTATCACTAAAAAATGTTACTTTATATGAATAGGCTTTATTGTTTTTAAGTTGTACACTATTAAATTGTATCTTGCCTTTTTTGTAATCAATTCCGTTTAGCTTTATTATTGCATCGTGCCTGTATCTAGCATCAAAACTATCTACTATATCTGTATTCTCATAGTGTCTAAATAGCTTGTTATTTAGCTTAGATGCAGGTAGATTAAATTGTTTAGAAAATGGTGTGAATACTTTTTTTACGTCCCTTACATTTAGTAAACTATCAGTAATTACAACACTCTCATCTTTGAACATATCAGCTCTAAAATAATCACTTGTAATTCTATATTGCACTAGTGAAGTTGTAAATATATCGTCTGATAGTGTTAATTGTGTATCACTATCAATAGCTGTTATACGTGCTGTTTCGTTTGTTTCTTGGTTTGTAGCATAGTCCCCTACTTCTACATATTCTGTAAATTCTGCAGTACCATCTATAAGTTTATTAGTAGTAATTGAATTAACAGCACCATTCAAACGCTTGTACCCTTTTATGTAAAGTTCTATTATCTGCATTAACGTATATTGTTTATCGTGTCAAAAGCAAAGTTTATTTCTATTGTGTAGTTTATTAGCTTGTCGTTTAAGTGTGTTTTGTAATTTAAACTAGAACTAGATACACTAATTGGAAGCGTTTTGTTTTCTATCTCTATCCAACAATCTTCGCTTAATTGCATCTCTTTGAATACGTCGTTATATTCTTCAGGATAAAACCCTGTGTTTAGTGTTAGTTTTTCAGTTCCGTTTTTAGTTAATATTTTTTGTTGGTGTCTACTTCTATCATAAGCACCATTAACAATTATATTACGCTTAAATTCTTCTTTTTTAGTTGTTAGTGTTTCATTGCTTCGCTTAAAAAACCATAAATCTTGTAACGCTCCAAACTTATTTACAAATGTTACTTTATAAGGTTGGTATTTACATTCTTCTATATTCTCTATTGTTAGTTTTATAACATCATCAGTTGTATCTATATAAATAGTATCAAAGTCAAATAATGTAAAGTCATCTACAAACTCTTGTAAACAAGCACTATTTTCAAATGTACCACTATCTTGTATTACTCTATTCTCGTATTCATCAGCACCATTAACACCATTAGTAACGTATTCTATTTGCTCATCACTTTCAGTACTACTAGTAACCGCCTTTGTGTATATTTGTTGTCCGTTTAGTTCGTATGTAACTTGTGTAGTCTTAGACGTGTCTACAGGTATTGTAGCAGGTGCATCATCTAGCTTAACTATCTTAGTGTTTGTTTGCAATAGTCCACTATCATTCTGAGGGTTTGCATCATCTTCATAAAAACCATACCCATCAAAGCCTACTAATTGTGTATAAGAAGTTAAACCTTGAGCAACACCCTGTATATAGCTATTTGTTCTGTAGTCCACCCAAACGTTTGCACTTGAATAATCGCCATCAAAAGTTTGTAGGATATAATCCCTTACTATTTCGCCTATCTCAAATGTAACGTTTTCATTTACTGCAAAAGACTGTAAATTAAATATATTATCCCTGTCTGTTGTTTGCGTTCCTGTGTATACATATAGTTGCATATCTACTTGTGTTAAGTTAGTTGCAGATATGTTTATATAGTATGGACTTCGTGAATTTATTTTCATTTCTCTTTAATGTTCAGTTGTATTTGTTTTTCTAGTCCTATTGAATATGCTTGTACTAAATCATCAGGCAAACGCTTAAAAGCTGCTTCAAATGGTTTAGTAAAAAACATACTTGGTTTAATTCCTTTCTTGTACACCGCCCTAGCTATTAAGTATTGTAAACTTTGTCTACTTAAAAACTTACCACCTTTACCTCTAGGCGCAATTCCCTTTCTTACTATCCACTTATCAAAAGCCTTTCTAGGTGGCATTTTAGTTGTATAAGAATAAGGTGTATTGTATTTTTTTTCTGTACCGCTAACACCCCTATCCTGAAATGTACCATAATCAGCCATATTAAACGCTAAGGACGTACTTTTAGCACTCTTTGATACTTCGTACCCTAAACTATTATAAAGTTCTTTAGAAGCGTTCTTTTTGCCTTTAGTTAAGTTGCTACGACTTTGTTGTATAACGTATTTAGCAAACTTGTTTAGTTCATCTCTTAAATACTTATCTGCTAGCATATTGTAATATCATTTTTAACAAACACATCAAACGTTGCACTCCACCCTGCTAAACGATTATCAAACCTTTCATAAAAAGGCTCTAGTGTAGCATCTCCATCTAATTGGTATTGGTCGTTATATAGCGTACCCTTTCTAAGTACCATAACAAGTTTATTAAGTACTGCTAGTTGTGTGTTTAGTATATCCTGTTCGTTGTTGTTACCTCTAAATATATCTGTAGTAGCTTCTTTGCTTTCATCTACTATATCCATTGATAGTACACTAATATTAAACGTTAAGGTTTGTTCTTGTGTGCTTACACTATTAATTATAATATGGCTCAATGGGAATATACTTTGCTTTGCTAAATCAATATCGTATATATCGCCTGTTGTAACTGTATTAACATTTACATCGCCTAGTAATTGGTCTTTTATTGTTTCTGTTAATAAATAAAACCCTCTTATTCCTGTTTGGCTCATTCTGTATTATTTGAATTTACTTTTTATTTGTCTTGCTTCTAGTTCGTTTTTTTCTTTTGTATACGTTAAGTATGTTAAGCACTCGTGTACACCTAGTTTAGTGATATGTTCAAATTTTGTAATATCTCCGTTAGATAGTCCATAGATTGAATTGTACCACCCCCATTTGGTTGTGAAGTTAGATACTCCGCTAAGGTCTGCTCGTTCTTCTTGTCCAAAGAGTTCAGCATAACTAGTGATAAGTCCTTGCCTAAATTGTAAAAAAAAACAACCGCACCTAAAACCGCATCTAAAGGCATATCCTTTGCTATTTCGCTTGTATTAGGCTCATAGTTCTTTATAGTGTATCTATTGCCTTTGCGGTGTTCTATTGGTCTATATAGTACGTTTACTGCTCTATGTAAATTATCATTATCGCCAATAAAAGTATCTAGGTCTACATATTCGCCAAAACTCATATCTTCAAGACTTGGTATAAACCCATACTCAACACCATTCATTTTGAACATAGATATAAGTTGATGCTTAGTATCAAACATATTATTTATGATACCACAAATTTCTACTATATCTGTAGCTTTCATATTACGCACCACTACTTCAGGAACGTTACAAAATATCTCAATAGTCTTTAGTTGTAGGTCTGTTTCTGTTAAGTCCTGCAGCTTTGCGTATTCTTGATACTGTCCTAAGGTTATCTCGTTTAGGGTTGTGGGTATTCTTATATTTACATTCATATACTTGTACTTATTAATATATAAACGTTTTTAAATAATTTTAGTGAACAATATACTTACCTCTATTAGGGTTTTGTAATTGATAACCTACTGCATATCTAACCGCATCAATTAAGTGGTTGTATTTGTCTATTGGTGTGTTTGATTTACGTTCTAACCAACGATAGTTATTTAGTTCTTTAATTAAATTAGTGCTATCAGGACTTACTACTAAATCATAGTCTTGTAGTAAACTAATTCCGTATGTAACACTACCTTGCCCTTTAATGCTTGGTAGTACATTGCACCCCTTTGCTTTTATTTCTGTTATTAATCGTGGCTCTGCACTATCCCCAACTATTAAACCATCTCTAGCGTGTTTTAAATTAAGTTCAGCTATTTGTGAAGTTGTTAATCTAGGTAAGTATACACATTCCTTTAGGTATATTGTTTTAGTGCTTGTATCTATGTTTGTTTCTATTAGTGTTGTTGGGTCTGCAGCAAAACCGTAATCCTGTCCCCATACGGATACACCTTTACGCTTAAATTCTCCAATAGTCCAATTATCAAATATAACACCCTCTGCTTTGTTTAACCACGCACCTAACATTTGTTGTTTATATTTTTCAGGTCTGCGTTCACGCATTTGTGCTATTTGTTCTATGTAGCTTTTAGATAGGTTGTCTATGTTGTCTATGTATGTAGTGTGTATGTAGGTTGTATTGCCTTTAGTTGTATTGCTACCCTCTTGTACTCCTGCATCTTCAAAGAAGCGTCTATATATAAAATGCTCTTTAGTAGTAGGGTTTAGTATTAGTATTACTCTATTGTGTAAACCTTTCTCCCTTACAGATAAGTCGATAGTATCAAACTTTTGCTCGTCTGTTAGTTCTTCAGCTTCATCTACAACCCACGTTGTAATACCTTGTAAAGATTTTAGGTTTGCGGTTTGGTCGCCACTAGAAGTTTTAATACCTCTGAATATTATCTTGCTACCTGTCT